GATCAGCTCACCTTCAGCTTCATCATTTGCAGCTCGTTCTGACATCTTACCTGCCGAGGTCAGTACCTTTTGCAGCTCAGTTTCCAGACTCCACCCAGCAAAGGGCTTGATAGGCTTAAGGCTAGACCACACTAGGTCTTTAGCAGTCTCAAAGCTTTCACCTGCCAACTTGCGGATAGTAGTACGATCAGGTGCCTCTGTGAACCCGTCTTTAGTGGCCTTAAAGCCCATAAGAGAGAACCATTCGGCAATAGCAGCAGTGTTAGCACCTTTAGCAGCCTCGACAACTCGGTTAGCACGTGCTACAGCGGTAGGTCGATCACCACTCTGGTATGCACAGAATACAACAGAGACTAACGCGATTTGAGTTAGCTTCTCGGCTTTCTGCCAGCTATCGGCCATGTTCTCAATACACTTGTCAGCGTTGTTGAGAGTCTTAGGGTTCCATCGGATTTTAAGTTCATTTGGCATAATTTGTAACTCCACTTGGTTTTAGTACGATTAATTGACATTGTTGATAAGTCTGATACATCCAGACCTATCAATCATACCCATTCTACACCGTCAACTTGTGCTCTTTCATCAAGCTGGCACGAATCCTAGTCCACTTACTTCCGCTTCCTAGCGTTACACGAAACCTCACTCGACTACTTCACAAGACGTTAACAGTCTTACCATACTGCTGTTAACTTCCGATGTAGCGTTGTACCGGACTTGCCAATAGTCCACCGATTATAGACTTGTCTGTCTTATATATTGCGGAGTGCCAATCCAGAAACTCTCGCGGCTTTGTATCTCCTTTGTTGTCTCTCTCATATATTACGGAGTGCATTCCCAAAAACTCTGTGGTCTGTGGTCTGCATTGTTTCTCCTTCTGTATATTACGGAGTGGGTATCCAAAAACTCCAAATGATAATGCTTCTCATTCGCATGAGAGATGCTTAATGCGAATGATTCTCATTTACATCTGGCCACCAACCACCCAAATACGAATGATTCCCATTCGCAATGAGAGATGCTTAATGATTATCATTCTCATTTAGGGGATGACAGGCAGGGGTGGTGTTTGTCTCCACCTAATTTAAAGGTGCGAATGGCGCGAGGTTTTACCCCCGCGCTATGTCATGCCTGTTACTTCGCGATACGGTTACGGGCTGGGATAGACTGAGTCAATCGAACAGCTATCTCGTAACGGTCATCGTCATTGATGGAGTGATCAGCTTGCTTACTAATCCAATTAACCTTGGGCAGTGTTGGCATAGCCGCCAACTTAACTGGGCCGACAAAGGTGTAAGTAGACTTGGCTTGCTGGCTCAGGTCAATTGAGTGACGAGTGATACGAGGGCATTGATTCATTGGGACAATCTTATGCTTCACTCTGATTTGTGGCTCTGAGTCTGATTGTTCCAGACTTACTTGCTCAGTGTAGCGGGCATTAACTTTAGCCAGTGTCGTAGGACGCAGTGACTTAGGTATCCTGCCCTTGTCGTCTTTCAGGAACGCAAGCGCATGCCCTTTACCCACTACTGTAGAACCATAGTTGGCCATGCCTTTGTAGGTGATAACGTCATGACTGTAGGCCACCTGATTCACGCTATCGTAGCCGTGGACGGTAGTTGTTACTGGGTCAAGGTACTCACCTTTCAATCGAGCTTCACGCACTCTGAATTTCTCTGCATCAAACCTAGTACCTTCTTTAACAAAGCGTCCAAACTCCTTTGATTCAGTAAGCGGCTTCTCCCAGTGTGCATCGTGCAAACAGTTTTGATACGAGCGCAGATCAATATCTCCCATATCAGTTCCTTCAATCCACTCTGCAATATCATCCGTCATGGGAGTGAAATAGCCCTCTTGAATGCCATAGTCCACTTCCGGACAAGGCGTTTTCTTTTTCAGGTCAGCTGCATGCTGCTCCATCCATTGCTTAGCTTCTAGTTCTTTAGCGGCTTTGAATGCTTCGAATTGCTTGTTCATGATAATGATTCTCAATACCGTTTACAGGGTCGGATTCCCGTTGCCAAATGGCATAGCCATTTGAACCCAATAAGGGTATGGCAGTCAATGGCATTTCCGGTCAATCGCAGGGATATTGTAACTATTACCCTTATCTATTACGGAGTGGATACCCAGAAACTCAGATCGTGGGGGGTTGGATGTGGTTCCCAATCACACATGCCCTCCGGTTTGAATCAGACAGTACTGTTTCAATCAGGCTGTACTGTTTTAAACAAGCTTGACTGTTTTCTCGCACGGGGGCGGGGGGCTGCACACATTGGCACGTCGCGGGGGGTGCCACTAACGCTTGAGAAAAGGCCAAATAAACCAGTTTAATATGCTATACCACAAATAAGTCTGAAAACCAGACATACAGCGAGCTTGCGAGCTACCAACCCAGCTTAATTGTGAGACATATAACGGGGGGGAGACAATAAGCTGCTCAACGCAGTTGCCATGCCGGAGGCATAACAGGAAAATAGTAAATAATTAGTAAAAATAGACGAAAAGTATTGACTTTCTTTTAAAAATATGGTACAATAATACATAAAGAAAGAAAAGGAGAGAAACAAAGTGATTAACTTTGTCTGCTTCACGAGTTTTCTTTCATTAAGTTTAGGTTTTTAGTATACTGTTTAATGTATACTATCCATCCATCCAGTAGCAAAGCTATCAGTCTAAATAATGTACCTTAAGGAGGTGATCTGTGTCTACACCGAAGTCTGGGAACCCTGTAGGGAGGCCAAAGGCTAAGAAATTACCTCGCGGTCGCCCTAAAGGACAGGAAACCATCATGCGAGAATACCGTATGAGGATGCTCCAGTCTCCCAAATCGTCTAAGGTGTTGCAAGCTGTTCTGGACACTGCATGTGACCCGGAACATAAGAACTGGGCAGCAGCTTCTAAGCTAGTAGTGGAGAGGTTGATGCCCTTACAGGCGTTTAACGAGGTTAAAGCAGAGAATAACAAGATAGAGATTAACATTACAGGTCTAGCCGCTTCCGTCTCAACAGAAGATACAGTGGAGGCTGAGTTTACGGAGGTAGAAGATGCGTGAAGTAGTAGTAGAGGGGCGTAGGAAGGGCGTTAAGCAAGCTGACAGACCCCTAAATGAGGTTGAGAACTACCTGCTCGGGACTATGGACTTAACCCCTGAGGTTGTCAAGGGTAACCTTAAGGACTTCTATCATCGTATGGGAGACATGGAGTCAGATAACAACCCACAGGCTAGTGCGAAAAGCAGTTCAGCCAAGGGCGTGTATCAGTATCTAAACGAGAACAAGAAGAACGGACTTGGATCAAGTTTCCAAGTTGCACTGAACAGAACAAAGCGAGCATATGAGAAGGCTGGCTTCGATGCACCTAGTTGGATCAAAGAGGCTCACAATCACGAAGACCCTCGTAAGCTAACACAGGAGCAATCGGATACGTTGATGCTCTCTGACCTGATGCTAGGGCCTAAGCCTGTTAGTGCTCCACTGGCACAGTACCTGATCAACGGTCAGGCACAGCCTAAGCACTTGCATGACGTGTACAAAGAGCACCACACAGACGTAACCAATACCGCTGAACAAGGCGATGTACTGGGTCGTATGAATGAGAGACTAGGCATACCGCTATGAAGCTAGACCTCTCCCTGCTCCCGTGGCAGCTTGAAGTTATGGCTGAACCTGAGCGATTCAAGGTTATTGGTGCTGGACGTAGAACAGGAAAGAGTCACCTAGCGGCTGTAACATTGGTTCTAGCAGCCCTAGATGATAAGCCGGGTAAGGTGTTCTATGTTGCCCCTACACAGGGGATGGCTAGGGACATTATGTGGGATAAACTGTACGAGATTGCTGGTGATATCATTGAAAGCCACAATATCAACAACCTCACACTCACGCTGACCAACGGAGCCACCATATACTTGAAGGGTGCAGATCGTCCAGATACTCTTCGAGGTGTCTCCCTTAAGCACCTTGTGTTGGACGAATACGCTTTCATGAAACCTGATGTCTTCGACAGCATCCTTCGTCCAACCCTATCCGATAGGAAGGGTACATGTATCTTTATCGGGACACCCGAAGGAAGGAACCACTTCTACGACCTCTACGAGAGGGCTAAGAGTGGGACAGACGAAGGATGGGGTGCATGGCACTACACGTCTTACGATAACCCTACAATGGATAAGGAAGAGGTAGATCACGCTAGAGCTACCCTCCCTAACTGGGCCTTCCAGCAGGAATACATGGCCTCCTTCAGTGCTCAAGGTAGCGAACACTTTGACGTAGATCACTTCAACTACTACGACAAGTTAGACAAGACCGTTCCCGGAGACTTCTTCATAGCAGTGGATTTGGCTGGCTTTGAGGAGAAGAAGGGCAGTAAGACTGCCAAACGAGACAACAGTGCTATAGCTTGCGTCTACGTCACAGATGACGGGGACTGGCATGTTGAGGATATCATCTACGGTAGGTGGACACTGGCAGAGACAGCAGAGAAGATATTCGCTGCTGTCGAGAAGTACAGGCCACAGAGCATAGGGATAGAGAAGGGGTTGGCACAACAGGCCGTTATGCAACCTCTACAAGACCTTATGCGCCGTACTAGCCGTGTATTCAGGATTGAGATGCTGAGTCACGGTAATACGAAGAAGACAGACAGAATACTATGGGCCTTAGCAGGCAGATTTGAGAACGGGTTTATTAACCTCAAGCAGGATAAACGATGGAACCTAGCCTTCATAGATGAGGCCAGTAACTTTCCCTCTACTCTGGTACACGATGATTTGATTGACGCTCTTTCCTATGTTGATCAGATGGTAACCATCCCGTACAGGTCAGAGATGGATTTTGACACTGACTGGGAACCACTTGACGCAATTTCAGGATACTAGACATGAGCGAAGGCTTTAAGGAAGAGATCGACCACGCAGGAATGGACTTGGATATTGCCGATTGGGTGATAGACCAAGCTAATGAGTGGCGTGACTATTACGATTCTAACTACGATGACAAGTTTCAGGAGTACTACCGTCTGTGGCGTTGCCAGTGGGCTGAGGAAGACAAGACTCGTGATTCCGAGCGTAGTCGCCTTATCGCACCCGCTACCCAGCAGGCTGTAGAATCTAACGTAGCCGAGATCGAAGAGGCTTCATTCGGTAAGACAGGTGTTCTCTTTGATGTTGAGAACCCCGGACTGGAGAATGACCCTCAGATCGAGGTACTACGTAACAACCTCACAGAAGACTTCGAGTTAGGTCGCATTCGTGCGGCTGTAGGTGAAGTACTGATTAACGCTGCTGTATACGGTACAGGCGTTGCTGAGATCAACATCGAAGAGCAGATGGTCTACACACCAGCTACCCAGCCTATGATGGACGGAGCACTGGAGGAAGTAGGTGTACAGGAGCAGTACCGTACAATCGTAAAGATGAACCCTCTGCAACCACAGAACTTCCTTATCGACCCAACTGCTACGTGCATAGAGGACGCTAAGGGCTGTGTTGTTGAGGAGTACGTTTCCCTGCACTCGGTTGAGATGCAGCAGGAGTCAGGCGTATATGACAGTACTGTGGTAGTAGGAACTGCCGCTGCTGATGACGATATCGAAGCAGACCGTGAGCTTACCACTGAAGCTACTGACCGTGTACGTTTGACTAAGTACTACGGCCTTGTACCTCGTGAAGCCCTTGAGAATCATGGTGTAGACGTAGAATCCGAAGATATGTATGTAGAGGCTATCGTGGTTATTGCCAACGAAGGCCAGCTACTTAAGGCTATTGAAAGTCCTTATATGTGTAAAGATCGCCCTATTGTGGCGTTCGCTTGGGACGTAGTTCCTAGTCGCTTCTGGGGGCGTGGGGTTTGTGAGAAGGGCTATATGAGCCAGAAAGCCCTAGATGCGGAGATGCGCGCACGTATTGACGCTCTGGGCCTTACGACCCACCCCATGATGGGCGTAGATGCTACCCGCGTCCCCAGAGGAGCTAGTTTCGAGGTTCGCCCCGGTAAGATGTTTATGACCAATGGCAATCCTCAGGAGATTCTTACTCCGTTCCACTTCGGACAGGTTGATCAGATCACCTTTGCTCAAGCAGGTGCATTACAGGAGATGGTACAGAGTGCCACAGGTGCTGTTGATTCAGCAGGTCTGGCTGGAGCCATGAACGGGGACGGTACAGCAGCAGGGGCCTCTATGTCCCTCGGTGCTATCATCAAGCGCCAGAAGCGTACTCTCGTTAATTTCCAAGAGAACTTTATGATGCCGTTTGTGCGTAAGGCAGCACAGCGTTACATGCAGTTCGATCCAGAGCGTTACCCTGTAGGGGCTTACAAGTTCCGAGTAATCAGTTCACTAGGCGTTATAGCCCGTGAGTACGAGGTAGGACAGCTTACACAGCTTATACAAAGTCTGCCTCCCGGAACCCCAGCACACACAGCTATCATGGCAGCTATCGTGGAGCACTTACAGGTAGCCAACCGAGAGCAAGTTGTTGAGGCGATTAACCAGCCTCCAGAGCAAGACCCCGAGGCAGCAAAGCTCGCCAAGCAGAAGCAGGAGATGGAGATACAAGTACTCCAGAGCCAGATATCTGTACTACAAGGTCAGGCTGCTGAAGCTAACGCTAGAGCACAGAAGTACATGGTTGAGGCTGAACTGGCTCCGAAAGAGACTATTATGAAGTACTCAGACATGAACAATGATGGTGAGATGGATAAGGACTTCGAGCAGAAGATGCGATTGGCAGACCTTGATATCAGATACCGTCAGTTAGAACAACAAGAAAAGGACGAGCAGACATTCGAGAAAGAAACCGCCGAAGCAGAGCTTATACGTCAACTTACTGGACAGGGAGAGAGCAGTGGAAGACCTAACATTCCTAGCACTACTGAAGCGCCTACAGGATAGAGTCGATTCAATATCCAAGAAGGACGGGCCTAAAGGCGAGCAAGGAGCAGCAGGTAAAGACGGTGTAAGCATAAAAGGCGAGAAGGGTGACACCGGAGAGATGGGTGTTGGTCAAGACGGTCGTGATGGAGACGAAGGCCCCGCAGGTAAGGACGGAGAAGACGGGGTTGGTATTACAGGGGTTACCCTTGGGATTGATGACTCGCTTATCTTCCAGCTATCTAACGGAGACGAAGCCAGTGTAGAGCTACCTCTTACAGAAGGCTCTGGTAATACCGTAATCAACAAGATTAGCGGTGGAGGCAGTGGTGGTGGCAGCGGTTCAGGTATCCAAGGGCCACAAGGCCCAGAAGGGCCAGCGGGTAAAATGGGTGATGTTGATGGCGGTCGAGCTGACAGCGTTTACACAGGTGATCAAGTTATATCAGGAGGGAGTGCATGAGTTCTATTATCCAACAGCGCAGAGACTCAGCAACTCAATGGGCTTCCGTCAACCCTATCTTAGCGAATGGCGAAATTGGCGCGGAGATTGACACCCACAAGTGGAAGTTGGGTGATGGTTCTACTGCATGGAATTTACTGCCCTACTCTACAGGTGGTCAAGGTGAGCAAGGAATTCAAGGAATTCAGGGCGAGCAAGGCGAACAAGGTCTTCAAGGTGATCAGGGTATTCAGGGCATCCAAGGTGAAGCTGGCGCTGACGGTTCTGATTCAGTAGTTCCCGGCCCTGAAGGGCCACAAGGCAGTCAAGGAATACAAGGTGAAAAAGGAGAGACTGGAGATACAGGCCCTAGCGGATCGGATAGTACAGTTCCGGGGCCAAAAGGTGACACGGGTGATCAGGGGCCAGCAGGACAAGATGGTGAAGACGGATTGCCGGGACAAAACGGTTCCAATGGAGCACCGGGCCAAGATGGTGAAGACGGCCAAGACGGAGCTACGGGTGGAGATGGCCCTCAAGGTGAGCAAGGCATACAAGGTATACAGGGCATACAGGGTGAGGCTGGAGACACAGGCCCTGCTGGGCCAACAGAAGTTTCCTCTGACGCTAACAACATAGCGGTACTAGGTGCTGACGGTAAAATCTTTGTACCTGAACATGTTGGAACTCCTAGCCTAGACCTTCAGTGGTTCTTCCAAGATAGCACTGCCGGAGAGCCAAACCCTAACTTCTTTAGGACAGACGAGCGAGAAATTAACGACATCACTACACTTGATCTATCGTGGGTTTCGTTCCCTAACAGAGAGGTTGCTAACCTCCTTAGCCAGCTTAGGCAAGGCGACAAGATATACATACAGCAAAACAACGCTGAAGCTAACTACGGTAACTTTGACCTCACTGGTGACCCAGTAGACAACGGTACTTACTGGACTATCCCTGTCAACGCCTACGATGATGGAGCACGTTTCTCTATAGATTCTGATTGTGTATTCCTGTTCTGGCGTGGTGCTTCTGACAGTGGTGATGGCGGTGGTGGCTCTGATGAAAACGCATTGGCATTTGCCAAGGGTGCAGGTCTAGCTGTAGAACAAGGCTTACTGGCGGCAGACGGACAACCCGCTAAGACGGTACTAGCCGTTGGCGCTACTAACACAGGTAAGGTGCAGGGCTGTAGCTTAGGCGATGGTAACGTGGTCGAGGTCTACGCCAGTGGTGCTGACTACAACAGTGCTACCGTGCTGTACCGCGAGTTCATGGGCGCGGGTGAGCCTATCTGCTTTACGGGTCTGAGTACCGGAGCAATCATAACGTCCACTCAAGGCTTCTATGGCATGAGCGAGCAGGTAAACGGTAGCTACGAAAGCCCTATGCCGCTGCTAAGTTTAGGCTTGGCGTTCACAAGTACGTTTGTTTACTGTTTCCGAAACTCACAAAACTTCCCCGGCTTGGGTGACAGCACAGGGCAGATCACGATTATTAATGGTTCGCTTCCCTCTACAGTGACACTCACTAGAAACGGCAACGAAGTTAGTGGTCAAGCCCCTAGAGACTTAGCCCCCTTTGAGGCTTGCTACTTTTACAGTGACGCTGTAGGCGAGTATTTAATTGAAGCTACAAGCCCTGTCATGGCGTGTGTTCAGGCATACATGGGGTCTAACCCACCTTTAGAAGTAGGTGATTCGCCTGATAATGCTCAACGATTCTATGACGCACGACTCGTTATGCCTTTGACTAATGACGGTATGACATGGCCGCGATCTGGATTCGTGAGTGCACCATTTGCGGGTACGGAGTCTAAGTACTACGTGCGCGATGGTGTGACTGGAGACTTCCCAACGGTAAGCCCCGGCTCTCCCGTAGACTTCGATGCTAGTGGCAGTACAGGTGCAGCCGACCAAGACTACGAGCCAAGGGGTTGTACACGCCTAAGAGTAGCAGGTCTGGTATCAGCGTACTCTGGTGCTGACTCAGCGGGTCTAGAGGCATCGCCTATGATTCCTGTGAGTGCTATGTCTCAGGTTGTAGCACAGCCCTTTACTATTGCTGACAACGGTGACGGAGGTAACTCAGGTGTCGCCATTGGCAGTCCTTACGAGGGAACCGCTAAGGTCTACCAGTGGAACACAGCGACAGGCGTTGCTGAGTTGGCCTACACAGTACCGCTAGCTAGAGGCACCACAGGGCAGGGTATAGCCCCGGCAACACCGGAGGATCAATACATCCCGTGTGCTGGCATGGTGGCTAACGAGACATCACTGGGCGCTACTGATCCATCAGTGATTGAGCTGGTAGGCACGTTAAACCCCGGCTATATCGTAGCTGATGTGCCTATTACGGTGGTTGCTCAGAACGGCGACCCCGGCACGATCCCACCAATACGTTCCCAGAATGGCACAACCACTTCAGGGATTGTATCGGATGATGACGAGACTCTGATGCTTGGTATGACACCAACTCAGAAGAAAGCTGAGATCACTGAAGACGCAGACGGTTTCACTCGTAAGAGGGTTATCGACAACACAGGCGGCATTACGTGGCCTTTAACATAACGAAGGATAAACAATGAAAGTATTATTAGCAGTAGTATTGGTAATGACAGCAATGAATAGTATGGCAGATGATTACGTCACTGTCTATGTACCGGACGGTATGAAGGTTGTGTTAGTTCCTGAAGACACTCCTGAATTCTTGATTGCAGCCACTGTAGTTCAGACTGTTGAACCTACGGACAGCCCAAGTGAAGAGTGCGAAGATACCTTAACTCTCGGCCCCGGTGACCGTTGCAGCCAATAAAAGGTGAACAATGTCAACTATATCACAATTCACACCAGCTAAACTAAAGGCTTGGATAGAGCTGTACTCTGCTGGCGCAACTGGGCCAGAAGGCCCTGAGGGGCCTCAAGGCCCTGCTGGTTCTGATGGAGCTGATGGTGCCGATGGCGCTGACGGCGATCAAGGCCCAGCGGGAGCTGACGGCACTAACGGTACAGATGGCACTAACGGTACAGATGGCGCTGACGGCATTGATGGTCAAGATGGAGCACCCGGAGCTGACGGCGTTGACGGGGAAGACGGCGATACCATGTGGGATACCGTTACAGGTGGTATCAACTACGCTGGCGGGTTGGTTGGTATCGGTGTTACTACACCGGGGCAGAGTCTAGATGTTAATGGCGGTATCGCTGTATCTGGAGGAATATTCCACGCTAGTGATATTTACCAGTATCGCTCTGGGGCAGATACCTTAACATGGAGGCTCGGTGACCCCTCTTACACTTATGTGTCACTGCAAAGGCAGGTTGACGGTTCACCGCTGTTGACCAATGCTTCAGGTGATTTGGCGCTAGGCTCAAGCGGCACCGAGAAGATGCGTATCGACAACAGCGGCAACGTCAAGATAAGCACTGGCAACTTAGAGCTATCAAATGGCGGTGGCTGGTATCAGTCCGATGCTAGTTGGGTTCGCTCTTTAAACGACAAGGCTGTATACAACGGTTCATCCAGTGCTAACGCATTCACAACCCCCGGTGACTTCACTGCTGGTTACTCAGATATGCGTCTCAAGACCCATAGAGGGATGATTAAGGATGCGCTAGACAAGGTCTGTACGTTAGACGGCTTCTACTACGAGCGTAACGAGAGGGCCATAGAGCTAGGCTACACAGGAGGAGAACTCCGAGTAGGTCTGAGCGCACAGCAGGTTAAGGAAGTCCTACCAGAGATCATCAAGAGTGCTCCAGTCAACATTGACCACGGAACAGACTACATGACTCTAGACTACGAAAGGGTTGTACCTTTGCTGGTAGAAGCTATTAAGGAATTGAAAGAGGAAGTGGAGGAGTTAAAGAATGGCACTACCAACTAGCGGGCAGATAACTCTGAAGCAGATAGACGCTGAGTTCGGTGGTAGTAACACGATAAAATCTAACGCTACGATAGCAAACATAAGCACTTCTAACGTAGGGTGTAAGAGCTTCTACGGACTCTCTTCGGCAATAGACCCTGTGTACATACAAGAAGTTCCTGCAACATCAATGACAGGCTGGGTTGCAAACAATGTAGTCAGTGGGTTTGTAGTTAGAGTTGACAGTGTTCCACCCCAAAAAATACCTATCGGAAGCGCATCTGCGGTTATTCTGAGAGAGATTACTTGTACGCCCGGAGTCACCTATACCGTGAGTTGTAGGACAGATCACAGCGGTATCACTAATGGATGCAGACACCGCGTATATGATAAAGCATCTTACGATGCAAATACCGGAACCGCCACTATATGCGGTGATTCCGGTACTTTCACAGACTCTTATAATAAATTTGTGTCTTTTACTTTTGTTGCAGTAAACGCATCTAACTACTTGTGGTTCAGGGCAACAGGCGAACAGGCAGAAAGCTCTTTTGACCCAAACGCAAATACCGTATACGCATTTTCTAGAGTTAAAGAAGTAAGGGTAGAACTATGAACTACACCTATGAAATAGAAGATTTTCGCCCTGAAGACGGGTATTTGTTTGTCAAATATAGCTCAGAAGGAAAGCCAGATGTGTACTTAAACCTGAACCCTGAAGACTGGACAGAAGAAGGGCTTAGAAAGCTCATCACAGGACAGGTAGACAGGGCGAAGCACAAGTGGCGAACCATCAACCTAGATTCACCAGATCAGATAGTCGGGGCGCAAGAGGTTATAGAGACAGAACCTGAAGCAGTGATCGTACCTGAAGTTACTGTAGACCCTATGGAAAGTATTACCGCTGATAGAAGAACTATGGAGTCTGGTGGGGTTCAGTGGGGTGACTACTACTTCGACACTAGCCCGGAGAGCCAAGCCAAGATATCGGCAGCAGTGACAGGCGCTAGTTTCAGAACACGACCTGTTAAGTGGAAATGTTCAAAGGTTACAGAAGAAGGTGAGATGGGTCTAGCCTACGTAGTCCTCACAAATGAAGAGTTAGAGGAAGTAGCTAAGGTTGTACAAGACCATGTACAGAAGTGCTTCGATGTTGAGGCACTGTGCTACGAGGCGTTGATAGCAGGTACTCCTATCGACTTCAGGGACACATTCAATGCTTGAGCTAGTTACTGGTGAGATGCCTTCAGCAGCCAAGAAGATGATGTGGCAGGAACACAGACTGAAGTGGCGTAACGACACAGGGGCAGCACTACTAAGAGACGGTGTATGCTACGCTTGGGCTGGACTAGACAAGGTAGAAGAGGGTGTGTACTACGCACACATAACCAGAGACTTCAACAACGTCTTCTCGGATGTACCTGAAGAGAGGTGGAGCGAGATACAGGACTGGGGAACATACGAGATATTCAAGTGGATATTCGGTGACCTCGGTTGTAAGAAGATGATATCAGATCGCAGGGAGAACAGCACTAAAGCTAATGAAGTAGTTGCCCGTATGCGTAACGGTGAATGGACAAAAGATCACTTAGAGTTCAAGGCAGAGGATATAGTCTTGAACCCTACCGCGAAGCCTGACTTCGTATAACCCAAGGAGAACCAGAGATGGCCCTAGTAAAAGCAGACGCAGTTCAGAAGGAACTGTACAGTGCAGTAGAACAGATCAACGTAATACTCAAAAATATTACAGACCGCCTAGACAAACTGGAAGAGAAGCCAGCGAGGAAAGCAAATGTCAAGTAATGTCGATCATACTATGTACTATGAAGCATTGATTGACACCTTCGCTACAGTAGGTTGGAACGCTATCATGGATGATATGAAAGCAGGAGCCGACCAACTAACACTAGAGAACTGCAAAACAGCAGAAGAGTTCTGGTTAGCGAAAGGACAACTGGAAGCGTATCGAAAGATGCTCAACTATGAAGATTTCATTAGGCAAGGTTTTGAGAACTATGCTGAAAATTTATGACTACAAGTGTACGGCTACGGACAAGGTAGTAGAGAAGATGAGCCATAACGGTGAAGACCTCGGCTGCTCCTGTGGAAGTAAACTGAAGAAGATGATTACCCCAATCTCGTTTAAGCTCGATAACTCATTTCCCGGTTATGCCGATAAGTGGGCTAGAGATCACGAGAGAGGGGCCAAGAGAGGATAACAGGGCTAGCCCCCTGCCTTTTTATTCCATAATGGGTAGAACCCACGGAGACTGTAAATGGCTGCAACGATAGTAGACGAAGTTAATACTGAGGGAACTGAGGTAACAGAAGGTATTCCAACCACCTACGATGATTTGGTATCAGAGGAGACACCTGAAGAGGTAGCTCCTGAACCAGAAGTCGAGGAAGAGGAAGATGATCTGCCTGAGAAGTACCAAGGTAAGACTAGAGCTGAAATTGCTCGCATGCACACTGAGGCCGAGAAAGCTATAGGACGACAGTCCAGCGAAGTTGGCGAACTCAGAGCTGCATTTGATGAGTTCGTTACCTCATCTATAAAAGAAAAGAACGCGGTAGTTGAAGAGCCTGAAGATGAGACTGACTTCTTCATTGATCCTAAAGCTGCTGTACAACGCGCAATCGACAACCATCCGAAGCTACGTCAAGCTGAGGCGGTTACGGCTGAAATGCAGAAAAGGGAAAGCCTTGCTACACTGAAGGCACAATTCCCAGACATGCAGAAGACCTTGCAAGACCCTCTCTTTGTTGAATGGGTTAAGGCTTCACCAGTTCGTAGGCGACTATGGGACTCTGCCGATAAGAACTATGATGCGGAAAGCGCCGCCGAGTTGTTTAACAACTGGGGTGAACGTGCTGAAGTAGTATCTAGGGCTAAGGAAGTAGAGAAGCAACATCAGGCCAATGAGGTGCGTAAAGCATCCACTGGAACTGCCCGTGGTAACCCTGACGCAAAGCGTGTAAAGAAAACATACCGTCGTGCAGATATACGCAGACTTATGAATAGTGACCCAGCCCGTTATGAAGCTATGGAGGCAGAAATACTTCTAGCCTATAGTGAGGGAAGGGTCAAATAATCCCTATTAAGGAATAGAAAAATGGCAGCATTTAACAACGTACCATCGGTAACTAACACTACAGCAGCGGTATTTATCCCTGAGCTGTGGTCTGATGAAGTTATCGCAGCATACGAGAAGTCACTTGTAATGGCTCCTCTCGTCCGTAACCTCAGCATGGAAGGAAAGAAGGGTGATACCATCCACATTCCTAAGCCTGTTCGTGGTTCAGCGTCAGAGAAAGTATCTGAAGCGCAAGTCACTCTGCAAGCTAACACTCACAATGAGTTGATAGTTTACATTGACAAGCACTTTGAGTACTCAAACCACATTGAAGATATTACTGTTACTCAGGCGCTTGCGTCTTTGCGTCAGTTCTATACTGGTGATGCTGGTTACGCTCTGGCTCTTCAGAAGGATCAAGACCTGTTTGAGCTTGGTAAGTGGATTGGTGACGGTACTGGTGCGAATAACGCAACTAGCAACTCCTTCACTGACACTGCTGGTACTCTGGCTCCTTACGTCACTGGTGTTGGCGGCGACTTCACTGATGCAGGTTTCCGTAACCTGATTCAGAAGATGGACGATGCTGACGTACCTATGGACGGACGTAAGTTCGTAATCGCCCCTGCGGTTCGTAATGAAATCATGGGTATTGACCGTTACGTGTCTAGTGACTTCGTAAACGGACGTGGTGTTGTGAACGGTAAGATCGGTGAGCTTTACGGCATCGACATCTACGTTTCAACTAACGTACCTACCGAGTCAGGCGCTCGTGGTAACTTCTTGTTCCACTCTGATACCTACCTCTGTGTAAACCAGAAAGGTGTTCGCTCTCAGACTCAGTACCAGCAGGAGTACTTGGCAACTCTGTACACTGCTGACACTCTGTACGGTACTTCAATCTACCGTCCTGAAAGCGGTTTCACTCTTTGGACTGAGTAAGTCCTAACTAAGCTGAGCAGCCCTTCGGGGCTGTTCACTTTATCCTAGTGTGCATTGTGTATGTACAGCAGTATAAGGTGAACACACAAACAACCAATACAGGGAAATAGAATGTCAATAACCTACAACATAACCACGAACTTTGGAGCTAAAGACAGTCTGCCTTCTAATGACCCTAACAAGGTTATCCGAGGAAGCGACCATACAGTTGAGTTCCAAGCCATCCAGACTGCATTTCAGCAAGCTGTCTCGTCAGCTAATCCTACATTCACAGGCGTTGCAACTTCACCTAGCTTTGTTGGTGCTTTGACAGGTGACGTAGTTGGTAACGTAACAGGAGATATTTCTGGTAATGCCAGCACTTCTGATCAGTGGTCTACCGCCCGTACAATTACCTTCACAGGTGATGCTACAGGTACAGTAGACATTGACGGGTCAGGTAATGTGTCCTGCGCTTTGACATCACAAGGTTCTACTTACACCCACCCTAGCTATGCAACAGCTAACATTAACACCTCTGGTGCTGAAGTAATTGACGTAATCAACACAACAGATGAAGGCCATATCAGCAGCATGTCCAAAAGGACTATGACTCTGGCTGACCTCGGTTACACTGGTGACCCAGCAGGTAATAACTACGTACACCCTACACACCCCGGTGACGACATAAACCTAGACACAGGCGCTCTAACAGGCGCTACTGTGATCTCTGATCTGGACTTCAACGTAACTACGGATACCTTGGGTCACGTAACAGACGCTAACGCTACAGTTGCTACCCGTAGCCTTACACTTGCTAACCTTGGCTACACCGGGGCGACCAATGCCAATAACTATGTTCACCCTACTTCTTCAGGTAACAAGCACGTACCTTCTGGTGGATCAGCAGACCAGTACCTTAAGTACTCAGCTAGTGGTACAGCGGTATGGGCAGACCTTCCCGCAGGTAGTTCTTATACTCACCCAACCTACAGCGCCGCTAACGTCAACACGTCAGGTGCTACCGTAGTAGACCAGATTCAAACCAACGATACTGGTCATGTTACGTTTATGAACACACGCACACTGACCGCAGGTAACCTCGGGGCCTTGAAGGACACCACAGATACCTTCACTGGTACACTCTCTGTTACAGGGTCGGTAGTAGCCACAGGTAACATCACTGCCTACTCGGATGCTAGATTGAAGACTGACGTAGGGGCCTGTATGGGGCTGTCTGCGGTAGAAGCCATGAACGGCTACAACTACACTATGAACGAAGAGATATGCGCTGGAGTGATCGCACAGGAGCTAGAAGAGGTAGCCCCAGAGCTTGTGATCGACAACGTAGACGGATTCAAATCTGTAAACTACATGGGCCTTACTGCGTACTTGATTGAGGCTGTGAAGGACTTATCAGCTAAGGTGAAAGAACTGGAGGCTAAGTAATGACAATACAATCTAGTGGCATCATTACGATGGAAGACCTTCAGGACGAGTACGGGGGTGGCAACCCTGTCGGTCTAGTGGAGTATTATAGAAACGGGTCATACGTGCCTAGCACGGTCTATACAAATTATAACTTCGCTTACGATGTCTACAGTTCTTCGAATCAGACTTATTGGTATACAGATTCGACCACGGAAACATCAGGTATTTATGTTGGCGGTACTCTAATAAGGAGTGGTGCTAGCTACTATAGCACGACTTATACAAGGAACATGGGAGGTGGTACTAGGACGTATAATAAGTCATCATTTAAGGGATCGTATTTCCAGTTCAATTACTATGCCTATAACAGGTATGACACTATAGCAGAGAGTGTAAATCAGAACGTACCTACTTCGGGTGCTATTAGCTTATCAGACTTCTACGGCGGGAGAAAGACATAATGGCAATGTTTGACGGGTTTTCAGATGAGGACTTCAAGAAAGCAATCGAAGCCAACCCTGAAGCATGGGGTAAGCCCCTAACAAGTGGCCTTAACAACGGTTCTCCAGCAGGTAATCCGGGCTTTAGTAGTGTAGGCGGCAGCGGTGGAGGTCTTGTATGGACTGGTGATCAACCTTTCACTCAGGCAGATAAGGATCAGTTCGCTAACTGGTCTAACGCCCAGACTGGCGGGGATATGACAGGAGAATTTGAAACACAGACGCTCCAAGATCATTACAAAAGAGAGATGGAACGCTACGGGCCGGGGATGAAATACTCCGATTCCTTTATGAAGGTTGTTGACGGCACTGACAGCTATTTAGGTCAGAGCTATCAGGCTGCTAGAGGATTAGATAACGCTGTAGATTTGGATTTCGGGGTAGGCATGAGCACGAAGAAGGCTCAGGAACAACAGATTCTACAGAACGCAAAGGCAGAGGCAAACGCAACCGTACCCGTAGGGGAAAGCAATCTAAACCCAACAGCTAATCAAGGCATGCTTACGCAGCCAGTTACGGAGCTTAACCAAAACTTCCTCGCTGACTACTATAACACTGGTGCTGGGCAGGGTATGTTTAAGGGCGATGCAGCGGCAAACCTAGCAGCTAACACTACAGTCAGTTCAGGTGTCTCCAATGTAACTGGTGGTGACGTATCAAATGAAAACTGGGATAGTGCTATGTCTGAACTTCAGACTTTAGAGCAGGAAGCCCTAGACCAGATTAACTACAACAGGGATAACCAAGACCACGGATACCGTAGCGATGCTATGGCAGATGGGCAGTATAACCAAAAGGCTTTGGCGATTCTAGAGAAGTATGGAATCCCTGTACGGCAAGACGGTGCTTACCTAGACCTTGGCCCTACACTAGGTGCTGTAACAGACCGTGTGGTTAGTGGGGGTGGTCAAGGACTTGGGACGTACTCTAGAGGTACAGGCGCTTCAGCTACTGACGCTCTGCTTGGAAACCCTCTCTTTACGGCGATGGTTAGTGCGGTAACTGCTGGAGTCGGAGGCCCAGTACTGGCTGGGCTAGCAGGTGCCGCTCTGGACGGTGGTGTGGGTGAGGGAGGTATGACTAGCGGTAACCTGATAAAACTTGCTTACGATATGGCTAAACATGAAGACCCAAAAGACATCAGAGACGGTAACAGGGAGCCTGAGGGAGAACTAACGGCTCCGGGGTACGAAGATCAAATTGGCCCTTGGATAGGCAACACAGCAGTTAAGTCAAGAGATGGCTGGCACTGGGAGAAGGACGGGAAAGGTAGCTGGAAAGCTGTCAAGGATGAGGTTGATGTAGTAGAAGAAGACGGTGGTGGTGGCTGGTTCAACATCTACCAACCCTACACCAGATAGTCCAGCCCCTAACCCAGCAGGTAGTTCAGGTGGTGAAGACCTTGATGAAGACTTCGTCTGGAGTGACGTAGAGCAGGATGAGGATGCTATCTTCGGTGATGACTTTGAAGCACCCCCTGAGATAGGCGAGGACACAGATACGGAGCTAGGCCCTGACGACCCTGCGTGGTGGAAGGATATACTAGCGGGTATTGTTATTCCTAACGATGACCCATTTGAAGACACAACTGACGACAGCTCAGAGGGTTTAGAAGGTGATGAGGATGTCGTTGAAAGCGAAGTTACTGGAGATAACCCTGATGGGACTACTAGCCCTGACGGGACTACTACTGATGTTCCCACTGATAATCCTGACAATACTGGGACGATTCCTAACACGGGAACAGGAACGACTGGCCCCGGAAACGGCCCCGGTAATGGCCCCGGCGAAGGTGGTGGTGAAGTAGGCGGTGAGCTAGGCCAGTCCTTTGCATCTGGCGGGGGTGGTACTGAAGCTGAGTGGACTGAACTGTTCCCTTACACCAAGATCACAGCCTTGCAGAAGAAGAAGCTACTGCCAATGGTTAGGTACATTAAACAAGCAAGAGGAATGGTATGACATACCTAGAAGTAATAAACGAAGTGCTGACCCGCCTACGTCAAGACCCTATCGTGGGTATCATTGGCGAGGAAGACGAGTCTGCCAAGATGGTAATCAAGCTAGTGAATGATGCCAAGACCAAGGTGGAGAATGCCCATAACTGGAGTGTTCTCCGTAAGGAATGGGAAATCACTACTGTCGATAGCCAGAAGAGGTATGACCTTCCTGACTCGCATAACTACATCAAGGTGGAGTCAATGTCTAACGAAGACGCAGGATACTGGCTTGACCAGACCAGCACTAAACAGATGAAGCAGAAGCACTGGGGAGCGCAATCCACTGGTTCAGTTCAGTTCTTCACTGTATCCGGTGCTGCCTCTAACGGTAACGCTACTGTCGATGTATGGCCTCTCCCTGAGGCAGGTGTCAGCTTGTCCGTTGAGGGGTTCCAGAATCAAGATACTCTTACAACCGATGACGATATCTTGCTAGTCCCTGCCCTGCCTGTTATCTACGAAGCCTTAGCTATGGCAGCTAGAGAACGTGGTGAAGTAGGCGGTCAGACTTCTCTTGAGATATTTGGAGTAGCCAAGCAATACCTGATGGACGCAGTAGCCTTAGATGGTGCGCTGTCTCCTCTGGACAACATCTGGTACTCAGTCTAATGGCACAGGCTCAAGCAAACATAAACTTTCCTGCTGTTGGTTCCAATGGTATCAACACAGAAGACTCTCCAATCTCGCAAGATCATTCTTTTGTAGCGGTAGCTGACAATGCCGTTATTGATAAGTTTGGACGAATTGGTGCGCGTAAGGCATTTGCTGAAGACACAATCACCTTCCCCTCTGAACCCTCTATCCCCGGTGCAGTGACGTATAGTCTTTGTATTGATTGTGTTGAAGGTGGAATTATTGGTGGTGTGACTAAAGTTTTAGCTACAGGACACTACACAGGTTATGACGCTAACGGAGGGATTGTAGGTTATAACTATAATATCTTTGAGCGATCAGGTTCTGTGTTATCTATAGCAGGAGGTACGCCGACTATAACTGATTATACTACCCTACCTTCCGCTCAGATTGTAGCTACAGATGATAGATTCTATATCTTCTCTGAAGGCAACGAGGTTCTAGTATGGAACGGCTCAGTAGTCACCAACATATCTGATGACCCTAACTACATCGGTATCGACAACGGTGCAGGTAGCGAGGAACCTACGTTCACTAGAGGTATGGCCGCGTATGGACGTATATGGGCCACAGGGCATGAAGGCGACAGTAACACCGTGTACTACTCAGACCTCCTCGTAGGGGCTTCTTGGTACACTACAGGCGGCACAGACCCTCTCTCTACTGCTGGTAAGATCAACGTACTGGAGAACTGGCCTAACGGTAGAGATGAGATAGTAGGGCTAGCAGCTCACAACAACATGCTGATCGTATTTGGGCGTGAAGCTATACTGGTGTACAACGCTGGATATGGCGATCCTGCTGACCCTGCTAGTGGCTTTACGCTACAGGATACTATCTCCAACGTAGGCTGTGTATCTAGGGATGCTATCGTAAACATCGGTACTGATATCCTTTTCGTAGATGACTCAGGTGTTCGATCACTGGCTCGTACCATTCAGGAACGCTCCTCTCCTATGGGTAACCTCACCATTAAGGTTCGTGGAGACATAACTAGCCTTATAGCTCAAGTAGACGGCTCTACAGTTAAGATGGTATATGACGGTTCTAATAACTTCGCTCTGGTACTCTTCGAGACTGAGCAGTTAGTGTATTGCCTAGACCTTAAGCTGTATAACTCAGGTGGAGTGGCCCGTGTTACTCGTTGGACAGACTGCAACTTCAGAAGCATGGAGTTTGTCGAGGAGGGGAACTCGCCAGCCTTACTGCTTGGAGGTTCGGATAATACAGGAGTGTTAAGATACGATGGATACACGCAGCACGATAACGAACCTTACCTTTTCAAGTACTACAGTAACCCAATGGACTTCGGGGAGCCAGCTAAGACTAAGATTGTCAAGCAGGTAGACTATACAATTATCAGTGGTCAGTTCGATGCAGCAGGTCTAGCAAAGTACGGGTACGATAATATCGGTGAGTACAAGACTAAGCGACTAGCTCTCCTAGCTTACCCAGCTTCGTACTACAACATACAAACATGGGGTACAGGCGGTTACGGTACTTCAGACGAACGGATAAAAAGATACAGAGTCAACACAGGTGGCTCAGGTGAATCACTGGTCATAGGCTTAGAAACCGAGGTGAAAGGCAACACTGTTTCACTTCAGGAAGTCAACGTACAGACACTCATAGGAAGGATCAATTAATGTCAACTCAACCAATTAACACACCCCCAGTAGTAGACCCGAATGCCCCCGGTTTACTTGAGGGGCTTCTACCCACAGCTATAACAGGTGCAGCCGGGGCAGCTATGGCTTCCGATATTAGCAGCACTGGAGCTAACTTGAATGACGAGCTTCAGATCATGGCTGATGGAGCTAGGGATGAAACAGGCTTTAAAGGGTACTCTGTAAAAACAGGACTCAGTGGCACCCCAGCCACCATTGGTACAGACGGTAGCCTTACCTCTGCTGTAGGCCCTGATGCGGCTTTACGAGCTGCGGGTACGGGAGCTATCGCTGGTGGTCAAGCTGGTATGCAGGACGCTATGGCTGGACTGTCTGGTGCTGCTACTAACGCTAACGCGGGTAGGTTTGACACCGCAATGGGCAACGCTGCGGCGATGAACGCTTACTCATCTAATAACGCTAACTTCGATGGCGCTGGTGGTATGATGCAGGGCGCTATGCAAGGGCTGGCAGGTCAGCAAGCTGGAGCCTTAGGCGCTTCACAGCAGGCCATGAACAACAGTATGCAGGATAACGCAGCCCGAGAGCAAGAGATATATAACCGTATGATGGCTGCCCAACAGCCGGGTATGGATAGAGCAAGGGCTGGAATGGAAGCTCGTGCTCAAGCACAGGGCCGAGGCGGTATTTCAGGCTCCCAGTACGGTGGTTCGGGTGAGCAGTTTGCTCAGTCAAGGGCTGAAGCAGAAGCTAGAAACTCAGCCATGCTAAGTGCTATGGGCCAGAGCCAGAGTGAAATGATGAACCAAGGCAACCTAGCCAACATGTACGGTCAGATGGGCCAGAGTGCTGCTGGTATGCAGGGTAACCTCGGCAACATGTACGGTAATCTAGGTGCTCAGAATGCACAGATCGGCCAAGGGGCTACTGCACTGGCTTACCAAGGTGCTAACCAGCTCCAGAACGCAGGTATCCAGAACGCTCAACTTGGACAGAGTGCCTACGGTCAAATGGGAAGCATTGGCTCTGGTATGATGAATGCTGGTACTAACGCCTACAACGCACAGTACGGTGATATGAACGCAGAGCTAGGCTACTTAGGTGCTGGTGCAACTAACTCCGATATGGCTCAAACTGGACAGATCACTGGAGCTAACCTCGGTTCGCAGCTTGACCTTGGTGGAGCACAGATAGAAATGAACGCCAACAAAGCAGCCTCTGAACTGTACGGTAACATGTTCGGAGCTATGGCCGCCCCACTAGGGAATCTAGGGGCTGACATGGATGACGCAGGTGGTTTCATGAAATGGCTCGAAGGGTTAGGAGGATAACATGGCAGGATCAGCGATAAATTTAGGTGGTATGCTCTCTCAGATGGGTAATAGCATGGGTAGCATGGGGCAGACTGTAGGTCAGGGTATGTTCCAACCTATGCTTGACAGACAGGTAATGGAAAAGAAGCAGGAGATGATTCTGGAATCTGAGGCTCGGGCAGAGCGCCGTCAGGTAGAAGGAGAGAAACGCCGTAATACGTTGGCTCTAGAGTCACAAGTGGCTGCCGAACAAAGAAGAGAGGCAACTGCTGAGAGAGCAAGACTAGAGCAACTAGGTCGAGATCAGGCGAAGGTAGGAGCAATGCAAGGGCCAAGCATGGCGGCGGCTACTGCTATTGATAACGATGACCCCGTTGCATTACGGGCTGCTATTGAGAGCATGACGGAGGTAGGGCTTCAGTACCCCTCTACAGGTGCCTCCGAAGAAGCAGCTAGGTTACAGGGGCTGTTAGGCGATGTTCGAGGCAAATCGGCCATGAACGAGCTGAAGAAGATTGACAGAGTATTGAACAACAAAGAAGCTACTGCTGCACTCCCTGAGAGCGAAAAACTTGCTATGCAAGAGCGCAAGTCTGCTCTGCTGTCTGACGGTGAAGTTAATACCCTATACGGCACGTACAATGCTGCGCTAGACAAACAAACCGATGAGACTATTAAGCGAAAGATTGAGCTGCGTAAAAAGGAGGCAGAGGCGAGGGAGTTAGAGACTACCACAGCGGTCAATAACTATGCTACTGCCGTGATAGCAGGCAACGCTCCATTGGCTAATGTTCCAGCGGAATACAAAGCGGGGGTCACTAAAGCCGTAAAGATGCACAAAGAGAACGAGGTGGCAATGGCTGAGATAACCGACCACACTCAGCCTCTCAGTAAAGAGGTGGTTGATTGGGCAGCTAACGACCCTAACGTAAGTAAGATCGTCTCATCCTTGGCTCAGTCGATTCAAGACGGTACAGTGCTTAATCCTATTAGCGCACGTAAACAGATAGCCAAGGCCTATGGAGAACATAACTCCTACCAGAGAGACCTGAAGAGAAAATCCGCTGAGAACGCGTCCAAACTAGCTTCAGTGATTCGAGTTGAGGAGACTCTAAAGCACAGCGAATCATGGGGATTAGGCGTTGACGTACTGGAGGAGTTACAAGAGGTTGATGTAGCGGATAGGAAGGACGATCCTCTGTGGAATATGATGGCTCAGATATCAGAGGCTAACCCTAACCTATCAGGCCGTAAGTTGGCAGAGAAGTTAATAGCAGCACGACCCAAAGACTCAGGTAAGTTCGAAGAGAAATCTATTGACCTTAGCGCAGGTGAGAAGATTGTTAGTGCTAGTATGCAATTACCAAAAGTACAGGCTTGGAGAGAGAAGAACCCTGAGGTGTATAACGCTTTGGAGGCAGAGATTGCCAAAGAGGCTTCTCAGTTCGTGCAACACAGGAAGGCAATGGAAGCCGGTAAACAGACAGGGCGTAATGACGAGGACTATTCTAAGCCATTCGCTGAATCTAAAGCGTTGCGTAGGATATTACTGAGCTACAACTTAGACAAGGTATAATTAGTTATGAGTTTGATGGATGATATGTTGGCTGGGCTGGCTGAGGCTGAGGGTGGGCAGGTAGAGGAGGCCTCTGAAGGGCCATCCCTTGCTGACCAAATCATAGCCAACATGGATGACAGTATACTGGAAAGGGCAGAGCCTTTTGCTGCCCGAGAAGGCCAGACTGCTAGAGGTCTAGGTAGGCTGGCGCTTAAAGGTGCTACGTTTGGTGTGTCTGACATAGTAGGCAAGTCTAACGATATAGAGAAATGGGCTAGAGGTCAAGCAGATACCCAGAGAGCGCAGACTGAGTACCCTGTAGGGAGTATAGCTGCTGAGATCGCAGGCAGTTTGCCTACCTCTCTGGGCCTAGGCGGTGCATTGGCTAAGGTTGGTGTTAAGAGTGCTGCTGCTGTAGGTGGTATAGAAGGTGCTGCCTACGGTTTGGGTACTGAAGGGGTTGAAGGAGGTTTGATAGGAGGGGTTGCTGGTTTTGCTGGAGGCAAGGCTATAGACGCACTCGTAGGTAAGATGGCCTCTGCTGCTTCTAAAGGGGAGAAATACACTCCTACTGCTGCTGAGAAGAAGATGGCTATGGATGGCAATGCTGATAACATCACCGATGAGGAGTTGTTTGAAGAACTAACTCAAGCCAACAAGCGTGAGATGATTAAGAACAACCGCCGCAGGTACGACGAGGCTGAGGAAATAGACGCTAGGATAGACAAGCATAAGGACTATGTAGGGCCTCCTACTTTCAAGGTTACAGATGATCTGACACCACCAACAGCTAACGATGGTTTCAGTATCGCAGATGCTTGGAAGTATGCTGAAGACGTGTACGGCATCACTAACAGGAACATTACTGACATCATAAGAAAAGGTGGTGGTCTGAAGATATCTGATGATGTTACATCTGCCTACAAACCTACCGTTATGGAAGTGTTAGAGCTAGACAAGATGTTCACTAAGTCTGGGTCTGTTGCTCCACCTCCCGGACAGATCATGCAGTGGTACGAGAAGACCTTCCTTCCTGTTGTCGATGTGGTACGCAAGTACTACGACCCTAAGGTAGCAGCACAGCTTGACAAGTCATACGATACAACCACACGCAGGAACGCTTTCTTCACAGATACTTTGATGAAGCCTATGGAGAATGTCTTCGAGTATGTGAACAACAACGTAGCAGCTAAGAAGCTCTTGCTTGATTTGCACGAAACTGGAGATGTAGGGTTTAGAGAGTTCCGTCTGGCTATCGCTAAAGACTTAGGCAAGAAAGACCTTAGGGCTTTTGATAAGTTCTGGAAGTACACGTCAGAGAGGAACGAGCAAGCTCGTAAGAGTCTGTTCATAGATGATGGTGCTGGCTGGGATGAGCTGTACATTCACACGCAGAAGCGCAGCCAACAAGCGAAGGGAGAAGGTAATCCTTTTGAGACAGACATGTGGCGACCTAAGTACGACAAGGTAGACTCTCTGCGTACTCGTACACGTGAGCTAACAAAAGACATGACAGACGAAGAGATACTCGACTATGAGAACCCTTTGCTGTCACACTCCAAGTACGTCACAGACCAAGAGAACATGTTGCAGATGACAGAGAACTTCGGTCTACGCCCTAGTATAGCTACTGGAGGCACAGAGAACGATCTGTACCAAGCAATTGCCAAGCGTCTACGAAACGATGGCTGGGGGAAGAAGGAAGCAAACGAAGCTGCTGGCTTGATGCTCACTACTTACCAAGGCAGTAAGAAGGCACCACCACCTGCTGTACGTGCGTTTATGAACCTATCCTATGCTGGTACGCTGGCTCAGTTCCGTAGTGCTGTACTGAACACACACGACATCGCGGTTAGTATGGTAAACAACGGTGTACGACCTACCATGAAGGCTATCTTAAGTAATATGGACGGTGAGTTTGGTAAACGTGTACGCGACATGCTTGGTGATCAGAACTTCGGTGAGTTCATAAGGGACTACGATAGGTTCACTAACGGTGAGACATGGCTTGATAAGACAGGCATGTACACACGTAAGTTTAGTGACGGTGCTATGCTTGTCTCTGGTTTCAGGGCTATGGATGAACTGGGTAAGGGAGTTGTACTGAGGGCTTCAGTGGAGAACTACAGAGCACTTGCCAAGGCAGGGAAGTTTCTAGAGGAGACTCAAGACTTCTTGCTAGACCCCGGCATGGCTACTAAAGTAAACCGTTACCTTAAGTCTGGTGTCCCTGTTAAAGAGATGCCGCTAGATGTTGCTGAGGTGATTGAAGACCTTGCTTTCGCAAAGCTAGGAGAGCAGCAGTTGATTAACGCAGCAGGTCGCCCACTGGGATACCTCTCGAACCCTTTGTTCCGTCCAGCTTACGCTATGACAGGTTTTGCTATCAAGCAGCAGGCTATGCTTCGTAAGAACGTACTGGATAAGATCAAGGCTGGGAAGCCAACAGAAGCAGCAGCATACGCAGCTAAGTATGTGGCCTATGCAGGTATGGGTTATGGTTTCATTAACGAAACACGTAACGCTATCTTCAAGGGAGATGACTTTGAGCCAGCAGATATCTTACTGGGAACGCTAGATCAGGTAGCAGCAGCAATATCTCTGAACAGGCTAGGCGATGAATACTCGCGTCAAATGTTCGAAGCTAACCCTGTTGAATTCCTTATGACTTCATTCCTCCCTCCGGGCGGTATGGTTGAAGGTATGGGTCGTGCTTTGACAGGTGACATAGGTAAGTTCATAGAACGTGTACCAGCAGTAGGCGGGCCACTCAAGGCCGCAGGATGGACAGACATAAAGATAGGTGATGACGATGACGACTAAGAAGAGAGCACCCTTAACAGCTAAAGGTAAAGCAACTAAGGCAAGGCTGCAAAAGAAATACAATGCAACACCTAAGGCTAAGAAGAAAAGAGCCGAGGACAACAAAGCCCGTAAAGCCCTTGGACTAAAGAAAGGGGACACACGAGACGCATCACGAACTACAGGGGGTGGATTCAAGGCAGAGTCTCGCTCATCTAATCGTAGTCGTGGTGGGGAAAGTA